CGACCGGCGTCAAACAGCATACCGCCTCACCCCGAAAAACCTCCCCTTCGATGGGTAATTTTAATTGTCGTCAGGGGGTAACTTTAATTGTCGTCGCACAGCGGAACCATGAAACGACTTCGCCTTGGGTGATGGCGGCGGGCCCGGCGGGGTCGGGCCTGGCGGCGTCGGGCCGGGTGGCACTGGCACTGGACCCGGAGGCGTCGGGCCGGGTGGCACTGGACCCGGAGGCGGAGGTGTTGGTCCCGGCTGTGGAGCGGGCGGATTCGCCGCTTCATACGCCTTGGCCGCTTCGGCTTCGATGAGCAGCAGTGTGTCGTCGAATTGGACATTTGCGTCTCCGAACTTGAAGCCGTCGAACTTCCCTTCGTGTTCGCCGTAGGCTGTGGCGAAGAAATCGCGGGTTCCAGCTCCTTTGACGATGGCTTGCGCGATCACACTACGATCCGTGAGGCGCGGCAGATAAAGATAGCGCTGCGTGTCCTCCCAGAAGTCCGCTGCTTTGACGGCAGGCTTGTCGGACTTCCAGTAAAGCTCCTTCAGCTTGGTGCGCAGGTGAATGGGTGACCATGTGGCGATGATCCATTCGTTGTCGATGCACACGCGTTCAATCTCGGGCCCCAAGGCGGCACCACTGGTGTTGAGGGCGACAGATTCCACGCTCGGCTTGCCAGTGGGATTCTCCTGCGACGGGCAGAGCAGCCATTTGAAACATTCGCGGGCGACACGCGGCAACACTTCCTCCGCGCTCTTGAGCTCCTTCTTGGCCTGCTCTGTTTGGAGATTGTCCAGATTCAGACGCATGGCGGCAACATCCTCGACGATGGAAGCCCATGAGAGAGCCACGCGGATGCAATCGCGTAGCCGCGTCAGCGCACCGTGATCGGGAGCAAGGAAAAGCAGGCGATTGCCGCGATATCTTGGCTTCGTGCCATTATTCCGCATGTAGTCGAGAACGGCATCGTTGGCGAGACGTGGTTCCTCCTTGGAATAGAACTGCTCTGGTGAGAGCAAGACCAGGCGTAGGGCACTGTCGTCAGGCACATCGCTGTGCGGGGTGAAGATGTGGGTGCCATTGAAGCAGGTCGCCCCGACGGCGAGTTTTTTCACGATCTCCGCCATGCGCCCGCGCACTTCATTCTTGTCCTCGAAGCGCTGCTTCCGCTCTTCCATTTCGCGCCGCAGATTGGCGCGGGTGTCGAACCAATAGCGGGTAGCATCTTGGGATTTGTCACCGGAGGAACTCATGTAGTGGAGCTGATCCGCGAGTCGATTCAGAGCGTCAGTGTAGAGCGAGGAGGTTTGGCCTGGCTGGAGGCAGCCAAGCATCACCCTCGCCCGGTCAATCCCGCGGCTTCCGGGCCTCATGCTTATGGATGACGGCGCACTGCTCAGGAAGACCGTACGTGCCACGCGGCGAGCGGCCTGCACGGAGCCGAAGCGAGTTTCCTTGGCTTCCAGCATGGTGGTCTCGGCCTTCTCACCGTCAATGTCACGATCCATTACCGGGTCCCAACCAGGACCTAGGTAGTAAATCAGCTCGTTACGCGCACTGCCGTCGTAGAGTGGCAGGCTGCCTGGAAGGATCATGAGATCCTTGTTGTTATCCTGCCACAGGCGGAAGATCACCTTGGCCATGAGTTTCAGCACGCCGCGGGTACGCTGGAATCCGTCAATCGTCGTCCATTCCTCGTAAAGCTGGGCAAAGACTTCCGGGTGGATTGGGTAGCTTTGGATCATCCGCTCAAAATAGCGGGCCTCCTGCGTTTCCTGTGGCACCTTGGCACCTTCTTCCACATAGGCGTCAGCAAAAGCGCGGCAGACTTGGTCGCGTGCCTTGGCGTCCTTGATTTGCTCAAACAAGCGACGCCGGACGATCTCAAACGCCTCCTCGGGTGCTACTGTCTTCCACAGTGCCTGCACCCGGTTGAAAACAGCTTCCAGCGCCTTCAGTGCGGAAACACCACGCGGGCCACCGGCCTGATTGTCGGACTCCGGTAATGATGCCAGAACGACTGCATTCGGAACCAACTTGGCGGCCTCCGTCAGGGATTGGATGAAACTCAGGTTGCTGTCGTAGGTGCCGCCGCTCAGCGCCTGACTCTCCACAAACTGACGGATGTACACGACCAACTCGTCCAACAGAACCACGCAAGGCGCGAACCGGGACAACAATTCCATCAGGACTTCCTTGCCTGGCGAGGTTCCACTTTCATCAGCATCTTTGACCATGGCGTAGCCTTCGGCCTTGCCGAGTTGCCATGCCATTTCGCCCCAGAGCGTGCGGATCGCCTGTTTCCCATGCTTCCACGGTTGCCCGGGTGCGTGGAGAGTTCCATCCAGCACGGCGATCTGCGCCTTAGGCACGTCCATCAAGCCAACCTGATCGAGCAATGCAGGGATGCCTACGAGATCGCCCAGCGGGCACTCGCGAGAGGCCAGATGATACACCGCAAGCATGGTGTGCGTTTTGCCACCACCAAAGGCCGTTTGCAGTTGGATGACCGGTTCGCCGCCTTTGCCGTTGAGTCGCTGCGCCACCTGCGTGAGCAGACGCCCCATTCCCTCCGTGATGAACGTGCGCTCGTAGAATGCCTTCGCGTCACCATATTCCGGCGTCGCCTTGCCGGTGCGCACCGCCGTGAGGTCGGCGGCAAACTCAGATTGTTGGAACGTGCCGTTGAGCACGTCTGGATGCGGAACGATGATTTCTCTCCAAGGTTTTAGACTCATAAATTTAAAAGGATTGAGGGTTAGCTAAATAGGTCTCCCTGCGCAGGGTCGGGAATTGAAGCAGCAGCGCTCTCGATGCCGCTCCAGCTCGTGATCAGTTCATTGTAGGCGCGGGCGTCTTCGGCTTGGCCGAGGCGTTCGCAGAGGGTGTAGAGGCGATAGGCGAGCTGGCGCACTGCTTCGGCTTTGCCGCCGAGGGCGGCGAGGAGAGCGCCGGAGGCGGATTCGCCGCCTTGTTTCAGGGCACGGATGAGCTGATGCAGGGCTTCCCAGACAGGCGTGCGGGTGTCGGTGCGCGGGTCCCAATCGGTGGGATACTCGGCCCACTTGAGCAGGCGCACTTTGCCGCTGCCACTTTGCAACACCCCGGCTTCCTTCATGGCGTCCACAGTGGTGGATTTGGAGCGGGCCAGCACGTCGGCGGAACCAAAGACTCCTTCACTCCAGCCGTTTTCCTCGAACCAATGGAGGCAGAACTGGGTGTCGGGATCAAAATCGTCCTCGGCCAGGAAGCGGTTGATGAGCTGGAGGGCGGTGCGCACGCTCATGGGCGAACCGTCGGCCTCCAGCACGGCGGCGTATTTGGAAAAGACCGCCATGCCCGGCCCGATGATGGCCTGCGAAAGGTCCACAGGGGCCACCGGCGAACGCTCGTCGCCGGAACCTTTGGTCATCTCGTCGAGCGCCTCGGGCAACACGCCGTTCAACTCGCGGATGAACTCGCGGCGGGAAATGGAGGGCGCGTCGGCGGGGCGTTTGCGGCAGACGAGGACGATGCTTGAGGCGAGTGAATTTGTCCCAGACCCGATAGGACGGTTGCCGAGTTCGGTGCGCATGGGCCAAGTGCCGGTTAGTTGCAGACCTGCACGGCTGACGGCTTCGAGGAAGGTCTCCCAACCAGTCGATGAAGTGCCACCAGTAGTTTCAGTGTCGGACTGCTTGAAGGCGTAATAAATGGTAATTGGCCCGGCTGGGTGAGCCTGAGCGGAGAGACTGCCCATTGCCTGAGTCATGCCAGTAAGAAAGAAATTCTCCGCCTTTTCTTTGCTGCCATGACGATACGGTGTGGCGACTAACTCCTCGGCCTTGGGCACCGCGATTGTGGAAAGTAGCGTCGGAAAGACGTCCCGCAGCGATTTGCGCAGCCAGATATAGAAGAAGTCGGAAAGGTCGGCATAACCGATGTTGTCGTAGTATGGGGGGTCGGTAGAGATTGATTTATTTGCCGAGATGGTTTGAGTCTGGGCGTCGGCCTGATATGCAAAACCCATATTGTGCGGAGACCATCGCTCCATAACTCTAATAATGGACCCGAGACTTACTCCAAAATCTCCTGCCGCGTCTGCGAAGAGATTATTCTCACCGAAGTCCCAAAGCATGGGAATTGCTTGCTTCGTAAATAGATGACGAACTTGAGTCTTCGATGTTTCCCAGCTACAAAGTGAGTTTTGGATGTCTGCGAGTCGGCTAACTCCCATTCCCAAATAGACACTGACCGCCTCGGCGTAAGCCAGAGCACCACCACCACCGCCCTCAAGGCCCTTACCGTCGTCTGCCATTCCAGCAGCGATCGTGTTTTGGCGGATAAGTTCGCGCGCCTGCGCTGTCAAATCACTGAATGTTGTCAATGCAAGCAACTGACGCGGAGTGAATAAGTCAGCGAAGGTCGTGAGACCGTAGTTCGGTGTTTTGAAGTCACGTGGATTGTTTGGCAATGACATCTCTGGCTTCCACATTGGGTGGGCTTGCGCGGCAACGGACTCGATCTCATCTGTTGGGGCGACATAGATTCGACCGCGAGGTCCATCGGCAACAACACACATCAGCTTTTGGCGTATGCGCCCAGCCTTACCTTCGGCACGGATGTAATCGTAATCAATGGGAACGTCTGAGATGAGGCAGCGAAAGGCCTTTCTCTTTCCTGCCGTGGTTCCACCCTGCGCCTCTACTGACGGCTTGCCCATTTTTACCGTAAAGTGGTAGTGGTCACCATTCACAACGGGCTGCACATACGCTTCATTTCCATCCTTGCTCGATAACACGAAGCTGGATGCCAACGGCACATCCACATGTGAGAACGCCGGGTTGAGACTCTTGACCGTCCGCGCCCAGAACACCGGTGGATATCATCGGTGCCGCCGCCGATATCGACTTCGCCATCTTCGCCTTCAACTACCTGCGGCAGACCTTCTTCCGCTGTTGGAACGAGTTCAAGAAGACCCACGCCGACCCGGACAAGGCATCCTACTACCGGGGGCTGCGTGACGGGCTCAATGCTGAATTGAAAGCGGCCAAGCAACGGGCCGAGGAATCCTACGCCACCGAACAGCGGCAAACCTACGGACTGGTCGTCGTGGACCAGCAGGCGGTGATCACCCGCTACGTCGAGGAGAACTACGGCAAGCTCCGCAACCGCAACACCCGGTCGCGCCGCCTGCATTCGGGCAGTTACACCGCAGGTGAAACCAAAGGCCGCACCATCCAAATCAACCGCCCACTTCCGTCATGAAAGTTCTCCAACAGAAAGACGCAATTAGACATGGACGCACCCGATCGGACGGGCAGATGAGGGATGCTATGACAACAGCATCCATCACCAACAGATACCCCACCAAGGCGATGCAGCAAAGCATCCGCAGTCTTGAACACAACGGCTTCACCGTCCGGCGCATCCTGCCGGTCGATCTGATGGCCGGCATTCATGCCCGCGAGTTCCGCGCCGACTTCGCCAAGCCAACCAAATTCGGACTGCTGGTGTTCAGCGTCCGGATCGACACCGACGGCAACGTCATCAACCCCAACCATTGAACTAACACCATCATGAATAAACTGTATTGGATCGTCTGCGACGACAAGGAAACCAACGTCTTCGAAGGCCGCTACCAGGGTCGCACCCGAGGTGAGGCATTGAAGTTTCTCAAGCAGTCCATCGGGCGCAAGACGCTCAACGGACTGGTCTTCACCATCACCGAAATACCGGTGCCACTGATCCGCGAGATCGTCGCGGAAATCATGGCTGAGGGCAGCAACGCCACGCCTGCTGCGAATATCGTGCCGCTCACCAGACCAGACCCCGAGGCCAGCCCGGGACGTTACGACGCGTTCGCCGACGCTGCTGAGCCCGAACCAACGCCAGCGGAGGCTACTCCACCCAAGCCCGCAAAGAAGGTCGGCAATCCCGGCCATGGTGACGACCACTGGTCACAGGTGAAAGCCTACTGGCTTGAATGCCGCAGCGTGAAACAGACCGCCGAGCACTTCGGCCTTTCACCCAACACGCTCAAAACCCGCATCCGCAGGGAGGGCTGGAACCAATGAGCGCCCCTGACTGGAACCCAATCGTCGGCGACGGGGCTACCGTTTGCCACTACTCTGACCGGACCGCCTGCACGGTGATCCGCATCAGCCCCAGCGGCAAAACCCTCTATCTTCAAAGCGACACCGCCGTTCTCGACGACTGGAAGCCCGAGTTTATCCCTGGCGGATTTGCCGGCCACTGCGTGAACAACACCGAGCAGACCTACCAATACTCGCCCAATCCCGAAGGGGCCGTTCATCGCGCCAGTCGCCGCAAAGACGGCTGGTTCCGAACCACCAACGGCGAGCCGGTCATTCCCGGCCGCCGCCAATTCCACGACTACAACTTCTGATGAAGGTCGCAGTCGAAAAATACCGCAAACCCGATGGCTATGCAACGCGCTACTGGTCGGTGTGGGTGAATGGCGAACTGCTCGCCGTCACCCTCTACCGCAAGGGCGCGGAGGCCGTCGCCCGGGCCATCACCCACTCCAACACAGATCCCCATGTCACGATCCTTGAAGATTCTCCCAACCCCGTCACCAAGCCCCACAAGCCCACCGCTGGCGTGGCGACCTACCGGACCCGATGATCTCTGCGGCCCAGCCGCCACCGTCGCTCGCCGCTTAGTCACCAAGGCGCAAAAACTCCACGATGACCCAAGCGTGCCGCTGAAGATTCTGCTCTACGGCCCGCCCGGGGTCGGCAAGACCAGCATCGCGGACATGGTGGCCGACGCCCTATCCGGCACCCGTTTCGCCGTCGAGGAATTCAACGGCAAGCTCGTCACGGTCGAAACCGTGAAACAATGGATGGCCGGCCTCGGAGCCTACTCGCTCTTCGGGGTCTATTCAGTGAAGATCATCAACGAAATGGACCGCTGCACGCGGGATGCACAGGATCTGCTCCTGAGCTACCTCGACAGACTTCCACCAGGTCGGGCCATCATCGGAACCAGTAACCTGCAACTCGACCTTCTCACGGAGCGTTTCCAGACGCGCTTCCAGTCGATCAAGCTAGCCGCCCCATCCACCGAGGACATTGCCACCATGCTCCGCCGCCACTGGCCGGTCGATGAAGCGACCTCACTGCGGATCGCAGTGGGTTCTGGCGGATGCGTCCGGGCCGCGCTGGCTGATCTGGAGTCCTGGCTGGATGCCAGCGATTGTTGACAGCCGCATCCACGGCAATGACTGATCATTCTCCCAAAGCTCGGACGCTCGCCAATGGCATCGAAGTCTGGTGCAGCTTCGACAAGCTCGTTCCCGTTGGAGAACTCAAGCCGAACCCGCGCAATCCGAACACCCACCCGCAGCGGCAGATCGAGCTGCTCGCCAAGAACATCCGCTATTTCGGCTGGCGGCAGACGATTACCGTCTCAAAGCTCACCGGCCTGATCGTTTCTGGCCACGGCCGCCTGATGGCTGCCAAACAGCTCGGTGTCGAAGTCGTGCCAGTGGACTATCAGGAATTCGCCACCGAGAACGATGAACTCGCCGTGCTGGTCGCCGACAATCGTTTGGCCGAACTTTCCACGGTCGATCTCAACGAACTCGAAAAAATCGCCAGCGAGTGGAAGTCCATCGACTTCGACACGATCCTTGCAGGTTTCGAGCCTGCCGACATCGAGGGGCTGCTCAATCCGCGTGGCAACGACGATGACGAGGATGACGACGACCGCCACGACAAGGAACTCGACAAGAGCGACGTCACCGTCGCGGTCGGACTCTATCGATTCCGAATCACCCAAGAAGACTTCATCGCGTGGTGCGACCGCGTGAAACAAGACGCCGGTTTCGACAAAGAAAGCGTGCTCAACGAAATCCGTAACCGCCTCGGACTATGAACATCACCCTTGAATCCATTGATTCCATCAAGCCATCGACCTACAATCCAAGGTCGGCAGTTCCTGAACGTCTCGACCTGATCGAACTGTCGCTGCGAAAGCTCGGCTTCATCGCCCCGATCTTTGCGGACTCGGACGGAGAAATCCTCTCCGGCCACCAGCGCCACCTTGTTGCATCGCGCATGGGTGCCACGCACGTCCCGGTATCCCGGACCAAGGCGCTCGATCTCGACCAACGCAAGGCGCTCAACATCGTCTTCAACCGGGCGACCAACGATTTCGATTTCAATAGCACGCCCGGTCGGGTCACGAGCGAGTTGCAATCGCTCGACATCCAGGCACTCGCAGCTCTGATCCCTGACAAGAAAGTCGGCAGCGATGCCTTCCTGCGCTGCCTCAAGCCTGCGGAAGTCGCCGTGAAGGATCTCTGCCGGGTGAACTCCGGTCGGTGGATCCAGTATGCCCGCAACCTCGCCCGCACGCTGCATCGCCACGGCATCCTCATGCCCATCGTTTGCCGCGAGGATCTCACGGTCATCAACGGCATCGGTCGGCTGGAAATGCTCGCGGAAAAGGGAGTTGCGTTCGCTCCCGTGGTTTTCGTCACCGACGAAGAAGCGGAGTTTGCCCGGGCGATGATGAACCTGCTGTCGATGGATTTCGACATCCACACGCGCTATGCCGACATGCTGCGCTTCAACTCGTTCCGCAGGGCACGCCGGGTCAGACGCGAACTTGGCAACGGCTTCGTCTTCGCCACCCACGGCGCGAAGCCCTGCAAGGACTTCGACATCGGCAAGGCATCCGACCGCACCCGCTGGACCAAGGAGCACGGCACGACGATCCTCGACTTCGGTGCCGGCCACCTGACCGAAACCTTCCTATTGCGTCAGGCCGGGATCGACTGCACGCCGTTCGAACCCTACCGGCTCGGACCAGGGGGCATCAACAAGGTGGAGAGCGTGGAACTGGCCCGCGCATTCCTCGCAGAAGTGGCGGCGGGCAAGGAATGGACCAGCATCTTCATTGCAAGTGTGCTGAATTCCGTGCCGTTCCGTGAAGACCGCGAGCACATCGCCTGCCTGTGCGCCGCATTGTGCAAGCCCTTTACCAAGGTCTATGCCTGCGCATCGTCGGCAGGTGAATCCGGCTGGCGGCAGGTGAATGGCAAGGCGTTCATGAACGAGAGCAACGCCGGGAACATCGCGTTCCGCCTCGACTACGAACCCGGGATTCGCATCGGTGATTTTCAGGACAAACCCAAGGTCCAGAAGTATCACACGGTACGGTCGTGCTCATCACCGCCCGCCCGGACACCTGGACGATCAAGACACTCGACCGCATCGAGGAGCAAACCGGATGGCGGCCGCAGGATGCGTGCTTCGCGCCCAAAGGCTGGTGGAATCCACCGGCAATCAAAGAACACCTGCTCAAGAAGGACGTGTTCCCGACCCACGGCGATGACTCCCGCTACCTCGCGATTGAGAGCAATCCACGGACTCGCGAGATGTATGCGAAGTTCTCCATCCCGTGCTTCTGGGTGACGCCTGAAGGGACCTGTCTGACCGAAGGCACGCGGATCGTCAAACGCCTGCCGCGTTGACATCCGCCACGCGGGCATGAGTGAAGCCCAACGTGATGAAGTCGTTCCCCGCGGAGCCTGGCAGTTCGATCAGGAAGTGACCGCCGTGTTCGATGACATGCTCCAGCGGAGCATCCCCCAATATAACGCGATGCGCATGGTGACCTTCGAGGTGGGCCGGCGCTTCGTGCAACCCGGCACCGCCATCATCGACATGGGATGTTCCCGAGGTCAGGCGCTCCTGCCTTTCGTTTCGAGCTTTGGTGCGGCCAACGATTACATCGGCCTGGAGATCAGCGAACCGATGATCGAGGCGGCGCGTCAGAACTTCAACTACCACCCGCACGGCAATCGCGTCACCATCCAGTCTGCCGACCTGCGCCACGAGTTCCCTGGTGTGACCTCCAGCCTCGTGCTCTCGGTGCTCACGCTCCAGTTCACGCCTATCGAATACCGCCAGCAAATCATCCGCCGCGTGTTCGAATCACTGGCTCCAGGCGGTGCCTTCATCCTCGTGGAAAAGATTCTCGGCGCGACTGCCAAACTCGATGAGGCGTTCGTGAACCTGTTTCTCAACATCAAGCGGGAGAATGGATACTCCGAGAGTCAGATCGACCGCAAGCGGCTGTCGCTAGAAGGTGTGCTGGTCCCGGTCACTGCACGCTGGAACGAAGAGCTACTTCGTGAAGAAGGCTTCACCTCGGTGGATTGCTTCTGGCGGCACCTGAACTTCGCCGGGTGGGTGGCGGTGAAACCATGAGCAACGGCAACCCAGCATCGACCGCCCTGCCAGCCGATGTCGCGGAGAAAATCCTCGACGCGGATTTCCAGAACGTAGTTCGCAAGGTCGCGGCCGGAAAACCGCTCACCGTGGCCGAACGGGCGCGCATTGAATCACGGGCGGCTGGCAGCGAGGAAACGCTCGCCTATGCAAAGACGCTAGTCGAACTCGCTGCTGTGTTAGGCGTGACCCGCCGCACGCTCACCACCTGGCAGAAACTCGATGGCGCACCCAAGCCGCTGTCCAATGGCTTGTGGCCGGTGGCCGACTGGCGCGAGTTCGTCAGACTGCGCGGCTTGAAAGCGGGCAAAAATCCGGTCGGCAATGAGGAGGCTCTCAAAGCGCGCAAGTTGCTCGCGGAAGTCGAGGAGCGTGAGCTTCGCATCGCCGTGAAAAGGGGCGAATACGTTCCGATCCATCAGGTGAAGAGCGAGTGGATCGGCCATGTCGCCCGAGCCACTTCCATCCTGCGGGCCAAGTTTGAATCGGAACTTCCGCCGATTTTATCCGGTCTCGACGCCACCGGCATCCAGCGGGAATGCCGACAGGCGATTGATGAGGTTCTCCTTTGCCTCCACGAATCATGAAAGTGCTCCACGACATCTGGCGCGAAGCATGGCAGCCGCCCGACCGTCGGCCTGCCTGGCAATGGTGCGAGGATCACATCGAGGGGATTCCCTACTCGCCCAACCCGGGACGCTTCCGCTCGGACAACTCTCCGTGGATTCGCGAAGTGATGGAATCACTGGTTGATCCGCGCATCCGGCTCGTTTCGATCATCGCGTCGGTCCAGTCATCCAAGACCACCGCACCCGAGCTGACGATTTGTTACATCATCGCCAACCTGCCGGGGCCAGCCCTCTGGCTCGACCAAACCGATGAGGATGCCCGCGATTATTCCGAGTCGCGCCTGCAGAAGCTCTTCGACCAATGCGAGCCTGTGAGACGACTCATGCCGACCGGCATCCACCGCCACAAGCGCAAGAACAACACGATCCAGTTCAACAACGGAATGACGCTCTGGATTCTCGGGGCTCACAATAAGACCAACCTCCAGCGACGTTCGATTCGCTGGTTGATCGGGGACGAAACATGGCGCTGGCCGACCGGTCACATGGCGGAAGCGGAGGCGCGTGTCACTGCCTTCGGCTGGCTCGGCAAGTGTATCTTCATGAGTCAGGGCGGAGAGGAGGACGATGACACCCACAGGAAGTTCGAATCCACTGACCAGCGCGAGTGGACGTTTGCCTGTCCCGAGTGCCATCACCGGCAGCCGTTCAAATGGGAATGCGTCGAGTGGAGCAAGTCGGCCAGGGATGAATTCGGTGAATGGGATTTCGACGAAGTCCGGCGCACCACTGCAATGCGCTGTGAGTCATGCAACCACTACTTCAACGACGGCGAGCGGACACGGCGTGAACTCAATGCGACCGGGGCGTTCGTCGCAAAGAATCCGAAAGCCTCCAAGGAAAACGTCGGCTTCCACTGGAACGCGCTGTGTGCGATGAGCTGGGGCCAACTCGCCGAACTCTATCTGCGGGCCAAGGCGTCGGCGCGCAAAGGTGATGTTTCACTGCTCCAACAATTCTACCAGAAGCGGCTCGGTCTGCCGTGGCGCGAGTATGTTGAAGACTACAAGCTGGAGATCGTCAAATCCGGCTACAAGCGCGGCGAGACGTGGGAAGAGGAAGGCGCGATTGAGCCGAAGAGCGGACGTGTGATTGCCGCCCCGCTGCCCGAGCGCAACGGCCTGATCCCGCTGCGCTTCATCACAGTGGACTGCCAGATGGACCATCTGTTCGCCGTGGTGCGCTCATGGTCGGCGGAGGGATCGAGTCGTCTGATGTGGAACGAGCGTATTCTGACCTTCACCGACATCGACGTGTTACAGGAACGCTTCGAGATTCACCCAAGCCTCGTGTTTCTCGATGCCGGCTATGCGACCTACGATGTCTATCGTGAGTGTGCCAAGCGAGGATGGGTCGCGCTCATTGGCGACCGCCGCCCAGTCTATGCGCACAAGGGGCGCGATGGAAAAACCGTCCAACGGTTCTACTCGCCCCGTCGCAAGGTCGTGCTTTCGCATCGCCAGTCCTGCCACGTCCACTACTGGAGCAACCTCAACATCAAAGACACGCTCGCCCGCCTGCGCCGCAACCAAGATCCCGCCCAAGGGCCGACCTGGGAAGTGCCTGACGACATCGACGACGACTATCTTGCGCAGCTCGAAAGCGAGCAGCGGATCAAAGAGAAGGGCCACTGGATGTGGAAGCAGATCGGCTCGCGACCGAATCACTTTTTTGATTGTGAGTCCATGCAGGCGACAGCGGCGACCATGCTCAAGATCGTCGGCCGGGAATCTATTGCCGCCGCCCCGGTTGACACTCCGGACGAGGGAGCATGAAGACCGTCACCATCCTCCGTTTCCTCACGTTCCTTGGTTCGGGCATGTCCACGCTCGCCGCACTGGATCTCGCCGGTATCGCCCAGCTCTTCGATCCGACGATGGCAAAATACCTGCTCGCCGCCGGTCCCGCCGCGCTCACGGTCAAAGAACTGGTGGTGGCGCTCGGCGACCTGTTTGACGACGGCAAGCCGAACAAATCGTTCAAAGTCGGACTTTTCTGTTTGGCAATGGGCGTTCTGACCGTCCCGTTTCTCGCCTCATGCGCCACGCCGCCCGCTGTCACCGGGGAATTCATCGGCAAGGACGGACGCATCCGGATTCATCCCGATGGTCGCTTTGAAATCGTCGTCGAACCCCGCACCTCCAAGTAAGCCATGAACACTTTTACCGATTGGTTTGCCGCCCAGAGATTCCGCAACTTCGGCGCGGGTGAGTTCACCAGCTACTTTGCCCGCGAGTGTAAGGGTGTGAAAAACAGTCTGCCTCCACGCCGCATCTGGAAGAACATCGTGCCCGCACTTCGCATCGTGGACGAGCTTCGTGATTCGTTTGGCAAGTCATGCACCATCCTGAGTTCCTACCGATCGCCCGACTACAACAAGGCGGTCGGTGGAGCATCATCCAGTCAGCATCTTGAGTTCACCGCTCTCGACATCGCATTCGACGGCATCAGCCCACAGCGCGTCTATGACCGGCTGCTCGAATGGCGCAAGGCCGGCAAGTTCACCGGCGGCCTTGGCCTCTATCTATCATCCGGCTTCGTCCACATCGACACGCGGGGCCGCAACGCCACCTGGAAAGGCAACTGATCC